AACAGTTGAACCAATAAGTATCGCCTCATCCGCGATGCTCTGTGAGTTGTCCATATCCGTATGGACGGGACGTAAGCTGGACAAGAAGGCATCCGCCGAAGTCACTGCCGCTAACGCTGCGGCGCGGGGTGTAGCCAATGTCCATAAGAAGTTACTGGGTAATTGCCAAGAGCTTCAAGCGATACAGAAGTACGCTGCTAATGCACGGAACCTACATTACGGCATGACAATGCCATGGTCTGATATCGGGATGCGTTTGTTGCCCACGGCACAGTACTTCAAGTACCACAAGACGATGACCGATATCGAGAACGAGTTCAATCGACTGCATGAAGTGTTCTGTAATGCCTACGATTGGGAAATCACTCAAGCACAATCCAAGCTGGGTTACCTGTTCAATCAAGCAGAGTATCCAACGGTGGATAGCGTCCGCCGTAAGTTCGGGTTCCGCCTCACATACATACCGTTGCCCGACGCGGGTGACTTTCGCCTCGACATCCAGAATGAGGCGCTGGCGGATGTGGAAACACAATACAAAAGCTATTACGCCACACAAGTCCAGAATGCTATGCACGATGTATGGCAGCGGCTCTTCAAAGTTCTTAAAAACATGTCAGACCGTCTTGACTATGCTTCCAAGGAGGATAAGAAAATCTTCAAGGACAGCTTGGTCGGTAATGTTCTCGACATGGTAGAACTTCTTAGTGTGTGTAACGTCTCGGGCGATACTCAGATGGAGACAGCCCGTATCAAGTTGGAGGATGCACTGCGCGGCGTAACGGCAGATGGCCTCCGTGAAGATGCCTACCTACGGTCAGAGACCAAGCGTACCGTAGATGAGGTCATCAGTTCCTTACCATCATTAGACTTTTAATTGTTAGTGCAACACTAACAGAGGGAGAACATATTATGTCAACAGCAAGTGAAATGTATGCACGGTCAATCGATGAGACCGTGGCTATAATCAAGGCCATTGGTTCCAAGCGTACCGTTCTGGTGCAGGGGCATATGGGTACGGGCAAATCGTCCATACTCAAAACCCTTGCCAAGGAGTTGCCCACCCACACACCAGTCTACTTCGACTGCACGACTAAGGATCTGGGCGACATAACCATACCCAAGCTTAACGTGTTAGAGGGTGAGGACTATGTGACCTACGCCGTCAACGAGGAACTTGGTATGCACCTCAAAGGGCCAATCGTTATGATGGTTGATGAGTACGGCAAATCAAACCCAGCGGTCAAGACTGCGTTGGCGCGTCCCATGTTGGAGCGCAAGCTGGGTAGTTACACGTTACACCCTGATAGTATCGTGTTCGCCACGACTAACCTTGGTGCCGAGGGTGTTGGTGATTTGATACCTGCACATGGACGGAACCGCATATGTGTTATCAAGATGCGTAAATCAACAAACATGGAATTTATCGAATGGGGAGTTTCCAATGGGATCGAACACAGTATACTTGGCTGGTCGAAGGACAACCCGCAAGCCTTCGCATCCTTCGAAGATGTTAAAGACCCAGACGAAAATCCATATATTTTCCATCCCCAGCAGCAACGCGCCTCGTTTGTTACACCCCGCTCGTTGGAAGCGGCTTCCGATATACTCAAAGCGGGGAGAGCGGCTGGACTAGATGAGGCATCCATCACCGCTTGCCTCATGGGTACCATAGGTGACCGTGCCGCAATGGACTTGATGGCCTTCGTAAAACTGGCGGATCAACTGCCGTCCTTGGAGAGCATCAAGCAAGACCCCCGCAATGCCAAGGTACCTGACAGTGCCGCAGCTGTCTGCATGGTGGTCTATCGTACGTTAGCAAGTTTGGAGAAGGATTGGATCAACTCTTGGATGGAGTACATGCCGAGGTTGGACAAGGAAGCACAAGGCATGTTCGCCAATGGCGTCCGCGCTCCGAAGTACAGCAAGCAATCGTTGGTGATGACCAATAAGAAATTCACCGACTGGGCGTTGCAGAACAACTACATGTTTGCAGCAGATAAGAAGTAGGGAGGATAACATGTTATCAATAGGTAACACACTCACGGTTGAACAGCGGCTACAAAAGGCCGTTGTCGATATCATGGGCAACGAGAAGTATATTGCCCTTGCAGGTATCCTGATGCTGGGTGAGCGGACGGTGGACGATAAGACACCAACAGCTTGCACCAATGGCAGGGACGAGTGGTATGGTAGGGAGTTTGTAGAACGTCTGACCGATGCCGAGTTACGGTTCGTGGTCTTGCATGAGAACTACCACAAACTCTACAAGCACCTCAAAACGTGGCAACATCTATGGAAGGTTTGCCCACCCACCACCAACAAGGCCACGGACTACACGATCAACATAAAGATCGCGGACGACAACACTGATGGTTTCGCGGTGATGCCCGAAGGTGGTCTGTTGGATGTGAGGTTTCGCAACATGGGTACCCCGCAGGTATTCGATATCATTCGTCAAGACCAACAACAACCCAAGGGCGGCGAAGGCCAACCTGGAGGAGAGGGCGGTAATGCACCGGGTGATAACGAGTCATCAGAATGTGGGGTTTGTGGGGAACCCCATGATGGTGGAGGAGGAGGCTTCGATGACCATGATTGGAAGGGGGCACAGGAACTCACCGATGGGGAGCAGCGTGAACTTGAACGTGATATCGACGAGGCCATACGTCAAGGTGCGTTAGTCGCTGGCAAGTTAGGGACTGGTGGTGACCGCGAGTTGAAGGACTTGTTGAAGCCGCAGATAGATTGGCGTGAAACCTTACGGGATTTCATCACAACGCATTGTGCTGGTAGTGACTTCTCTACATGGCGGAAACCTAACCGTCGATTTGTAGGGGCTGGGTACTACATGCCGAGCGGCATCTCCGAGCGGGTGGAGGAACTTGTTATCGCTGGTGATATGTCTGGTTCTATCGGTGACCGTGAGGTATCGGTGATACTGACCGAAGTTAAATCCGTGTGCGATACGGTACACCCAGAGGCGGTGCGGTTGCTGTACTGGGACACCGAGGTCTGTGCCGATGAGAAGTACGAAGGCCCAGAGATAGACGACATCGTAAAATCAACAAGGCCAAAAGGCGGTGGCGGTACGGATGTCACCTGCGTACCCGCATACATGACGGACAATAACATCTCACCACAAGCCGCTATCATCATAACCGATGGCGACATATACGGTGGTTGGGGTCAATGGAATTGCCCGGTGTTATGGGTCATCATCGACAATGAAGATGCCAAGCCCGATTGCGGTGTAGCCATCCACGTAACATCAAGGGAGTTATAATAGTGTTAATGGAAACTTGTTTAGCCATGGCTATCTACTTCGAAGCTCGAAGTGAACCGATAGCGGGGCAGCTGGCGGTGGCGCAAGTCGTACTCAATCGAGTAGTCGATGAGCGTCACCCCGACAACATATGTGATGTTGTTTTAGAAGGACCGGTCTACCCCTCCGGTCATCCTGTGAAACACCGATGCCAGTTCTCGTTCTGGTGCGACGGTAAACCGGAAAGGATAACAGATCATGAGGCGTGGCAGACGGCCATGTTGATGGCTACCGTCCTCACTGATCCCGATTGCTTACACATAGACATAACGGAAGGAGCGACATTCTACCATGCTACCAACGTATCGCCGCGCTGGCGGTACACCATGAGGATGACTACTCAAGTGGGCAACCACATTTTCTACACACCAGATAATGTTAGTGTGACACTAACAAGGGAGATGGAATGATGGCCGTGCGTTTGTTTCCACTTTTTCATGGTCCCTATATGGATAGGCACCCTCTCCAACGCTATAACCTCGTCTCTGATGACCCTAAAATTCTTCGGGAAATCCAGCAGGGGGGTCTGCAATTAAAAGAGGAGGAACGCCAAAAGAACAGCCGCAAAGCGTCAAAAAGACGAACAAAAATTCTGACCCAAACGCCATCATGGCTAACAAAGGAGCAACTGGAAGAAATAATCAACATCCATGAAACAGCCGCCGCACTGACAAAGCATACTGGTACCCAACATGAGGTTGATCACATTGTACCGTTGCGAGGGAAAAATGTTTCTGGGTTGCATGTACCATGGAATTTGCAAATCTTAACGGAACAAGAAAACCGACAAAAATCAAATAAATTCGAGGAGAACGACAAATGAACATAAAATTTTGTAAGCGATGCACGATGCAGTTTGAGATTGCAGATGTGCTACCGGAGAAAAACCAAGGTCGGTTAGGTGCCACACGTTGTCCTGTACCTAAGTGCGGTCTGCGTTTCTGGCACTCGTCAACATTCAGCAAGCCAATCCGAATAAAAACTTTAGTCAGCGTAGATGACACCAACCACCACAACCTACGGCCTTGGCCCGTAGCAGGTATGAAAGCAAGGGAGATAAGTAATGTACGGAAATAGTAGAAGGTCAATATCACACAGCCACACTTTGAATTCGTTCGCCGCTGTCGAGGACAAGTACAACAAGACCAAGCCGCTGGTGAGTAAGAACCATACGGTCTCTCAAGACGTTAGGCCCGTCGGCGAGCGTAGGAGAAAGTGGGAACGTGTTAAGAAGATATCAGATGATTGCTACATAGTGCTGTCTGGGTACGGCTATGAGGATGACGTGTTCTCGTGGAGAGGTTTTGGCACTATTATATCTGTTGAGGAACAGGTAGCTCTTGCAGCAATTTGCTGGCAACGGGATGCACAAGGTGTGGAGACAATCAAAATCCGCAACGGTACAGGTGACCATGCACACACCTCACACTATCGTTTTCTTGAGGAGGCGCTACCGAGAGGGTTGGAGTTCCATATTAAAAACGGCAAGCAGTTTGTTTCTGTTGGTCATTCCTCTGGAAGAGATTTCTACTACCTACCCAAGACGAGGTACGTACCAAAACGTATGTGGGATTATTGGGTGAACCAAAATACTCCAGGGGCAGTGAGAGCAGTGGAATACTACAGTCCGACAGAGGATGGTGCGTTCCTCACCTTTACCAGAACAGGTGTTCACGAATTCAAGTTCTCCGGTGAGTTGCACACCGTCCCCAAACCACCGCGCCATATAGTGGATAGGAAACTGAAGGCCAAATACAAGGAGCCAATCGCAGAGTACCTTGAATGGATCAACGCGATAGCCCCGCTGTTACGCATAGATGATTGGGAGTACTGCAACACCATGCGTAAAGAAGTTTACGACTACGCTCAAGGACGTCGGCGGCAAAAGGCCAAAAGAAGAATATATCGAAATAGTTCCGTATTGGTACCACCAGGGATTATGTTAGAGGTAGTCACAGAACCAGACCATCCGCTACGTTTACACATGGCACTTGACTTCGTGGAAAACTACCGTATAATTCAACACGTTAAGTCACAAGACGATATTAAAACAGTGCGTACACAATATAATCGCTGGATCAACAAACAGTGCGGCTTCCTCAAGCTGGCCGCGTAGAAGGGATAATAAGATGTCATTCACACATAAACTAGTAGCCGAGGTGCTTGAAAGGGCGGGAGGGAAAAACCCTCGTCAGAATGGGGTAAGAGATAATTACGCTAGCGATGGGGTATTGATAAAGACTAGTCGCAACTATAGCGAAAAAACAAACACCCCAGAACATCTTACCAGAGAGGATCACCTCTTTGATTTCATGGATGAGATCAGCAAGGCAATCCGAGGTGTGCAGTTTGCCTACAGGTACGCATACGAGCGATGGGTCTACATGCCAGATGAACCGTACCCGATGGGCTATATAGGTTACGGAGACTACCGCACTAACCAAGTTTTCGCTGGTTCTAATAGGATGGCTGCTGATAAGTTCGCCGTGTTTTCCCGTAAAATCGAGAACGTGAGATATGGTGACTATTCCGATCAGCGCCACATGAGGATGTCCAAGAATCTGGAAATAGCAACACGTAATGCTAAGAAGTTCCTGTCAAACTACTCACCGATAGAGATGGCTGAAGTTGACACAGCAAATGTTCGCAGTGGAATAAATGAGGCATTGAGCGATCTGTCCAGAAAGGCCAGAGAGGATGCCCAGAACATTGGCTTACCTAATGCTGATCGAGATGAAGAGCGGGGCACTCTCCTAAACGAGTTAAGACATCTGCTCGATACAGGTTACGAATTCGTTGATGTGGGGTACAGCGCCAAGCTGCGCACCATGTTTGAAAGTATGAAGGAATTCGACGCCCATAACGGACAAGTTAACATGCACTTCGTTCGGGGGTACGAGAAACTCGGGAAACAATCATTCGATGTCGTGCCTGTCGATGCAGTGAATAGTTATAACTGCAAGGTGCAACAGGAGATCACTCGTTACACGGATGATCTACCAGAGGACATCATGGGCAAGGTTGCGGCATTATGCCTAATGCCTGATAATTCCTACGTGAGTGGCGTTGGCTACCGCGTGAATGAAAGCATGTTCTATGTCGTACGGTGACGACAGCGGGGACAATTCACCACATGATGACAACATATATCGTGTTTGTGTAGATCCCGAAACAAATGCTGTCGAAATTTCATGTATAGGCATAAACCGTCTTGACACGGCATTGGAGGATACTTATGTTTCGGTGGATGCTCTACCGGAATGGGTTCAGAGAAAGCTGGCGCTCTTGATGATGACCAGCCCTGCTCCTCCATCGCACGGGGTAGCGGGTGTCGGTAGACGCATGGAGGAGAATATTTACTGGGTTCATTATACGGGAGATTAATCGTGGATGCTAAGTACTGTAAAACTTGTGAGGGTACGGGCGAGGAGCAGGTTCTTCTGGGTTCGAGGCGTCACTTCGCAGGTAAAACTAGATTACCGCCAACAGGTACACGAAAATGCACAACTTGCGGCGGTACGGGTAAAGCTGACGCAGACCCGTATGGGTTTCTGAAGATGCGTAAGCTATCAACGTAAGATGTTAGTGTAACACTAACAAAATGGGGGGTGGGTCAAACTGCCTCCCATTGAAGCCAGTTTTTACAGGGGGGCAAATGGGTAAATATTCAAATCCCGGCATGGGTGCAGGGCAACAAATCTTTGATATGGGTCACATCAGGGGATTTGATAAAGCTAAGCGCAAAAAGCCAAGCCAGAAAACTAGGCTAAGGCAGTTAAAACTATTCGTGTCTGAGTATGGTATGTGGTTGAGGGTGGGTAAACTGAAAAACGGGAAGCCCCTCCTTTATCCGATGAAAGACCCTATGAAATTTCTTGATCGTTTTGTTGAGGGATTGGAACAAACGAACCCAACCAATAAAATTGCACATGATATCTTCAAAAAACTTAATGGGAGTATGTTAAGCCAGATATATTGGAAGCGTAAAGGTTGCGAACCAGAAGGACTTTGGATATCAATTAAACAAAAAGATTATTTGTTTCGTAATTTAGTACAGCAAGGGGAGAATAAAAATGGCGATGACACCGGAAGCCAAGGTCAAGAAAAAAGTAGTCGCAGTTCTGAAGGAGTTTGAGGCATACTACTTTTATCCGCTCACGGGCGGGTATGGGAGGAGCGGTGTGCCAGACATAGTAGGCTGTTATCGTGGGATGTTTTTCGGAATAGAATGCAAGGCGGGGAAAAATAAGCCTACCCCGCTCCAACAGAAAAATTTAGACGATATTTCCAAACAGGGCGGTCTCGCTTTGATAGTTAATGAGACCAACGTCGATGAGGTTCGAACATGCCTCATGCGTATCCAGTTTGGCGCTAAGCGGCGAGAGGCGTAATCATCCGCCGCAATGAGGGCGACTTCCAGTTTTGCTCCCTTTCTCTGGAAACTGTGACCTCATCGTGGAGACACGTTAAACCTAGCCCCCCTGTGTTCGACCTATGGATTTTGGGTATTATCCTAGAAGGTCGGGCAGGGGGGCGATATTAACAACTTAACCTTGGAGAAGCATTGTGCGAAACGGACAAGACATCATAAATATTGACGGCGTGAACTACGATTTCGAAGAGATGGAACCTGCGGCACAGTACGCAGTTAAACAAATTCGTGATTTGAATATGAAACATGCGGAAGCACAATTCCATATCAGTCAGATAGCTGCTGCCCGTCAATTTTTTACTGACACCCTTTCAGCTTCCTTGAAAGCAGCAAAAGACCCCGATCAACTGGAACTACCGCTGGATGAAACACAACCTAGGAAGGTATGACCTGTGACCGACAGTATTACAAATTCGGTACAGGAGAGATATAAGCGCTGCTCTTCTCTGCTTGAAGAACGGGGAAAACAATATGGGGTACCAGAAGAAAACATAATTCGAACGGCAGCGATGGCAACGGCCCTGCTCGGGTTCACAATCAAACCATCTCACGTTTGTTTTATACTGGCCTGTATGAAAATATGCCGTTCGAACCAGTCACCTGAAAAAATAGATCATGGTGATGATGGTGTTAACTACTTATCACTTGCCTTCGAATTTCGGTTTCGCGGCCAGTAAGGGGATCAATAATGGATGTAATCACACTGGATTTTGAGACGTACTACGATAAGGATTTTTCTCTAAAGAAGATAACGACAGAAGAATATATACGCGACCCTAGATTTGAAGTGATTGGCGTTGGTATTAAAGTTAACCATAAGGAAACGGAGTGGGCCAGTGGTAAACATGAACAACTTTCTGAATACCTGCGTCAGTTTCCTTGGGAAAACTCTATGCTGCTTTGCCATAATACCATGTTTGACGGCGCTATTCTTGCTTGGCACTATGACATTCATCCTCGCGTCTATGCTGACACTATGTGCATTGCCCGTGCTGTCCATGGGGTTGAAGTTAGCGCAAGTCTCCAAGCCGTCAGTGAAAAATACGGGGTTGGCGTCAAAGGCACGGAAGTAATACACGCATTGGGGAAGCACAGAGCGGATTTCACCTACGAAGAAATATCTAATTACGGTGACTACTGCATAAACGATGTAGACCTAACTTTTCGGCTGTTCATGGAAATGGCGAATAACGGAAAATTCCCCCGTTCAGAATTGAAGTTGATCGACCTGACGTTACGGATGTTTATCCAGCCTGTTTTGGATTTAGATCCCGATCTACTGAAACAACATCTTGTGGAAACACGTTATCGTAAAGATACACTACTGAAGGCTGCCGGAGTTACCAAAGAAGATTTGATGAGCAATCCGAAATTTGCGGAGATGCTAAAGTCTCTTGGTGTTAAACCCCCAACAAAAATAAGTCTTACGACAGGTAAGGAGACATTCGCTTTTGCCAAGACCGATGAGAAATTCCTGGCGTTGGCAGAACACGATGACGAACAAGTACAAGCACTCGTCACGGCACGGCTGGGTACAAAATCCACCTTGGAGGAAACGCGGACGCAAAGATTTATCGACATATCCAAGCGTGGTCTGTTGCCCGTGCCTGTTAGATACTATGCCGCACACACTGGGCGATGGGGTGGGGATGACAAGATCAACCTGCAAAACCTGCCTAACCGTGGGGCTGATGGTAAGAAGTTAAAGAACAGTATCTTAGCCCCCGCCGGGCACACTCTGATAGACGCTGACTCGGCACAGATTGAGGCACGGGTACTTGCATGGCTTGCTGAACAAAAAGAACTAACCAAAGCATTTGCCAAGGGAGAAGATGTTTACACACAGATGGCTTCCCACATCTACGGAGTCTCCGAAGAAAAAATTACTAAAGAGCAACGGTTTGTCGGCAAGACCACAATTCTCGGTGCTGGGTATGGCATGGGTGCGCCAAAGTTTGCGGCCCAATTAAAAAATTTCGGTTTTGATATGGACATCGGAGAAGCACGGAGGGTCATCAAGATCTACCGTGATACCAACTGGGAGATAAACAAGTTATGGCGTGATGCTCACCGTACTCTCGTGGGGCTAACCAAAAATGAAAAAACCGAATTGGGGGTGGAGGGTGTTCTTGAGATCGTACCAGAGGAAACTGCGATACGGTTACCCTCTGGGTTACTGTTGCGTTATGACGATCTGCAATTCGAACAAGTGGATGAAAACGTTACGTTCACCTACAAAACAAGGAAGGGACGTGCCAGTATTTATGGGGGGAAGGTCATAGAGAATGTCTGTCAGGCCGTGGCGCGTTGCATCATCGGGGAGCAAATGCTAAAGATTGCCAAGAAGTACCGTGTTGCCCTCACAGTTCATGACTCTGTATTATGTTGTGTCAAGGACGAAGAAGTGGACGAGGCACAGGTATTCATCGAACAGTGTATGCGGTGGAAGCCCGATTGGGCCAAGGGTCTACCTATCAACTGCGAATCCGGTACCGGAAAATCTTATGGAGAATGTGGATGACAAAGGCACGGTATCAAGAGTTTCGTGAACATCACCCAGATAGGAACGAGAAGATAAGGCGGGAGTTTTGGTACGAAGCGGAGATTGTGGATAGGGCTAGTAGACGGAAATGTGTTCTTTCTTTAGCGTGTAAGTATAATTTACACCCCTCACGGATATATAAAATAGTTGCCCACGAACCGACAGGGAGATTGCTTCGGGAGGATTTACTTAAAGAACTCCTCCCTGGCCTTAATGCTATATTTGGCACGGAGTATGCAAAGTACGGGAGCGACGAAGTATTAACACCATGAGCATCAAACCGTGGTCATTCAGTAGGATCAAGGCATTCGAGCAATGCCCGAAGCAATTCTATCATCTGAAGATTGCCAAGGACTACTCCGAACCGACCACGAATGCGATGCTTTACGGAACAGCGTTCCACCTGGTTGCTGAAGAGTACATACGTGATAACAAGTCACTACCTGCTAAGTTCAGCTATGCTCAGGGTGCACTTGATGCGCTAAGAGCCAAGCGTGGTAAGAAGTTATGTGAAGTTAAGATGGGACTGACTCAGGCGTTAGACCCGTGTGACTTCTCTGATAAGAATGTTTGGTGGCGCGGTATTGCAGATTTGGTTATTCTGGATGAGGATATTGCCTGGGTAGTCGATTATAAAACTGGTAAAAACGCAAGATATGCAGACAAAGGGCAGTTAGAATTGATGGCTTTGGCAGTATTCGCGCATTTTCCTAGTGTAGACACTATTAGGGCGGGGCTGTTGTTTGTGGTTTCCAGGGATCTTATCAAGGATACCTACAGTAGAGACATGATGCCAGTTTTATGGGATAAATGGTTGGGTAATTTTAAGCGTATGGAGACGGCCCATGCTAACAACATATGGAACGCCCATCCTAGTGGGTTGTGCAAACGGCACTGCGTAGTGTTGGAATGTGTGCACAACGGGAGTAACTGATGGCTTACACCAAAAGTCCAAGACCCTATAAAAGAGAATATCAGCTGCAAAAAGCGCAGATTGAGAAGGAAGGGGGCACAAAGAAATCTACGCGGCACAGGGCGCGTATGGAGCGTCAACGAGCCAGACGCAGGTATGATAAAAAGGGTATTAGTCGTAAAGGTAAAGATATAGGCCACAGAAAGGCTTTAGCCAAAGGTGGGTCAAACAAGGATGGTACGCGGCTGGAAAGTCGCAGTAAAAATCGTAGTCGAAATGGTAAAAAGAGGAGGTCCGCAGCCTTATGAGTAATGATAATATAATTTACGCCGATTTCACAAAAAAAGAGGCCCCCGAAACCTTAGAAGATGCTTTGGGGGATAAATACTTCGCCATACACTCTGATGATGGTGTCATGCATTATCTGGGAGATTTTGAGGGCGGGGAAGAAGGTTTTATTGCTGCTAGTGCAGCTGCTGCTGAAATAGGCATTGAACCCATAGTGATAATAAACGGTGGGATAGCTAATCAATGGGAAAGATGCATCATTGAAAGTCTCCTGCTTGGTTTTGCCGGGTAGGTGGTACGTCTAAATATTGACGCCTATCGTAACATGCCAGAATCTGAAATTTTAGGGAAGCGGGAGCGCGGTGCGTGGACAGAAGCATATGCCGCACAGTGGCTTATAGAGCGGGGATACTGGGTATCACGTAATATTGCTCATGATGGTCCCTTCGATCTGGTAGCTGTTAACAAAGCTGGCAAGGTAATCCTTTTTGATGTGAAATATGTCTCCTACAGGGGACGAAGGCGGGATGTTAGTTCGTTTAGAGTGCTTACAGAGTTGCAAAAATTAATGAAAGTCCACTTACTGGTAGTTGATAATGAGGGCAATGTATCCATAGAACCCCCGATAAACGGGGAAGAAGTTGAGCAAGGAGAACTACGTGGAGATAATTAAAGATGGTAAGGCATTGTTATTGAAGCTAAGAAACCCACAGCAAGTAACCGCGGCCATACCCAAGAGTAAGGAACTATCTGATAACAAGGTACTGGTTAAGTGGGGCGTGGATGAAGCCCGAGTATTGAACAACCTAAATATAAATGCTCCCTCCCCCATCCAAAAACAATACACATGGACGGGTAGGCATACGCCTTTCGCACATCAGAAAACAACTTCTGCATTTCTCACATTGAATCGCAAAGCGTTCTGCTTCAATGAGCAAGGAACGGGCAAGACCGCCAGCGCAATCTGGGCGTCGGATTTTCTATTAGCCCGCAATATCATCAATCGTGTGCTAGTTATCTGCCCGCTCTCGATCATGGATAGCGCATGGCGTGATGACTTGTTTACGTTTGCGCCCCACAGAAGCGTGGATGTGGCCTATGGTAGCTCAAAACAACGCAAGGAAATTATCGCACAGGGCGCAGAATATGTGATCATAAACTATGACGGCGTAGCCATTATAGCTGACGAGATAGCCAAGGGCGGGTTTGATCTTATTATTGTAGATGAGGCCACCCATTACAAAAATGCGCAGACCACCAGATGGAAAACACTGAATAAGTTGTTAAGACCAGATCAATGGCTTTGGATGTTGACGGGCACTCCAGCCGCACAGAGTCCATTGGATGCTTACGGGCTAGCCAAGTTGATCAATCCAACCAGTGTACCGCGTTTCTTTGGCTCGTTCCGTGATCAGGTTATGTTGAAAATAACGAACTTTAAATGGATAGCAAAGGATACTGCAACAGATACGGTGTTCCGAGTGTTGCAACCAGCAATACGGTTCACCAAAGCTGACTGTCTTGATCTTCCTGATATGGTTTACGTTAAACGTGAAGTCCCCCTGACCAGACAACAGAAGAAATATTATAACGAGTTAAGGAAGAAGTTGGTCATGGATATTACGGGGGAGCAGATAACAGCGGTAAATGCTGCTGTGGCTATGAACAAACTCCTACAAATTTCTGCGGGAGCAATATACACGGACGACAAGGATGTTTTAGAGTTTGACATCAAACATCGTTACAAAGTGTTACGGGAGGTAATTGATGAATCCAGTCAAAAAGTACTGATTTTCGTCCCATTTAGACACGCGATTACCATTCTCACAGAAAAACTGCGTAAAGATGGTATAACCACAGAGGTTATTCAGGGCGATGTATCTGCTTCCCAACGAACCCAGATATTCAAGACGTTCCAGCAAACCTCTGATCCGAGAGTGCTAGTTATCCAACCGCAAGCAGCAGCACATGGTGTCACGTTAACAGCCGCAAACACCGTGGTCTGGTGGGGGCCAACGAGTTCGTTGGAGACATACGCACAAGCAAATGCACGGGTGCATAGGTCAGGGCAGAAACATAAGTGTACGGTTGTGCAGCTGCATGGGTCCCCCGTAGAGAAACGTGTTTACGCACTATTAGATAACAGAATAGACGTTCACACAAAAATGATAGAATTATACGAAGAGCTACTTGACTAATGCATGAATGATCACTAAATTCTAAATCTAACTAGCCAATGGGAGAACATTATGGCTAAAAAGTCGAGTGTATCCGCTGGGGATCTCACAAAAACGTATATAAAAATACGTGAGGAACGGGCGAAATTATCAGCAAAGTTCAAAGAAGAAGACGCTGTACTCACTCGTCAATTAGACAGGGTGAAGAAGGGACTGCTTGACTATTGCGATGATCACAATGTCGAGAGTGTGAGAACTTCTGAAGGTCTGTTTTTTCGGTCTACTCAACAAAGGTACTGGACAGCAGACTGGGAAAAAATGTATGCATTCGTGCTCAAACACGAAGTGCCGGAACTGTTTGAAAAACGTCTTAACCAGACAAATTTGAAACAATTCCTAGAAGAAAATCCCGAAGTGCTGCCCGAGGGGCTGAACGTGGACACTAACTACTCAATCACCGTGAGGAAAAAATAGATGGACGCTAAGTATGTACCTATAGAGAACGTTGCTGAATACTTTTCAGTGTCGGTATCTACAATTCGTGCTTGGGTGCGTCAGGATCGAATCCCACAGAAGACCTATATCAAGGTGGGAAATACTTACCGATACTGCATACCTGAGATTTCAGAAGCTCTAACCTCCAGAGGAGTACCGGAAGAGGTGGAAGATAAAGTGGTACCCATTATGCGGGGGCCAGTAACAACCGAAGAACCGGGACAGGTTATCAATCTTAACCTGTTAGACGAAGATCAATAATCACTAAGGAGAACGACATGGCTGAAACTGCCAATTCAAGTTACAACATCGATAACGTCGAGGCACTGTGGCCGAAATTAAATCAAACCTATAAGTTTGATAGTACAGAACGGCGAACGGTACCGTGCGATGCGCTTGATGATGGGGCGGAATACGCACTTCAATTCCGTATGAACTTAGCACAGGCCAAGGCTCTGTATAAGGAAATGCGAGAAGCGTACAAAAATACGCGTCAAGCCGAATGGCCCGAAAAATTTGAGCTGCCTTTTAAGGAGGAAGACGATAGTGATGGTAAGTCTTTTACCCACAAGGCCAAATTGAAGGGCGCATACGGTAAAGATGCTACCCGAGCACCGGCACAATATGATGCCAAAAGTAAGAGGTTACCAGAAGACTTCTTACTAACTACCGGCAGCACGGTTAATATTGCTGTTTCTTTTACGCCCTATCACGGTGCAATGGGTACAGGGGTATCTCTCCGGTTAAAGGCGGTACAAGTTATCGACCTAAAACCCATGAGGGAACCAGAGTCACCATTTGGTGCGGTGGATGGATTCGATTTTGATGCGGATGCAGATGGGGGTGAAGAAGATAACCCGTTTGCAAAGTCAGAGGATGCACCTGTTGAAGAACCGAAAAAGAAGGCGGCAAAGAAAGCGGCCCCGCCACCAGAACAAGGTAGCGATGATCTCGGTTCTATTGTAGACGACTGGGACGACTGATACCCTCAAGCGGACCTCGGGGGTACGTAC